TGGATCTGGTTGAACTGTATATCGCATTTCACGTTTAGCCGTTGTTGTATCTGTACCTGCATACATATCAACTTGAACTTTACGGATTAGTGAATCAGTGCTATCACTAATAGGACCGAATAGATATGTCTTCGCTGTAAATTGTAAAGTATAAAGAATCAATCTTCTAGTTGAAAAGTCACCCTCATAATCATCTCTAAAAGAAACAGAATCTAAAACAATAGGAACATCTTTCTTTTCATCAATAACATCGGTCATATCAACTGTAACCGTAAATGATGGTTGGAAAAATGGTAAAATTTGCTCTACGATTTGAAGAACCTCATCATTAAACTTTGTCATGATGTTTAGTTCAAAACCAATATTGTAGGGAATTGGCATGTAGACTTTTCTAGTCTTATCATCAGATCCAACACTCTTAAAAGTTTGAGTAATACCAGTTTTTCTTGATGGATCATACTTAAGAGAGTTCATCTCAAAAGAAATCCTTGGTAATGTAATTGCAACAGGTTTGTTTAAATTTTCTTGTTGTTCTAATCTTGCCAAGAATTTTTGTGTTGGTCCATAAGAAAGAGGAACTCTTATTTCACTAAAAGTGTCTCCATCAGCATCTTTTGATTTGACAGAAATATTATTAAAAAGATTGCCAAATGCAATAATTGTTTTTCTTATGTTCTGATGATAAAAATAAGTTCCTAACATTAGTAATTTCCAAATAGATTTGTTTCTGTAAAGTCTAGAATAGAAGTAGATGCAGTTTGAATTTCATCATTTTGTTCATATTTATCTTCATAAACTGGATCATTAAATTTACCTAGCGTATATCTTGCTCCAGATGTAGCACCTTTTAATACCTCTCCAACTAGATAATCTCCAGAAACAGACTTAACCTCTAGAATACTATTTGTTGGATCCCAAGATTTAACTCTAGAGGTAGTTCCAGAAGTTTCTCCAGTTAAAACTTCATTAAATATAAAAGTTCCAGATCCTGTAATTGTAGAAGGTGCATCGATGGTTATTCCTGGAGCACTTGTGTAACCATCTCCAGAATTGCTAATGTATATAGATGAGACAGAACCAGAAGCATCTATAATCGCTATTCCAGTTGCTCTAGTACCACTTGCAGGAGCATCGAATACTACATTTGGTGCTGATGTATATCCAGAACCACCATAAACAGTAATAGTTCCTATTCCAGAATATGAAGTATTAATTTCTGCTGTTGCTGTAGCACCTATACCAGTGGTATCACTAATTAAAACATTTGGTATTGATGTGTAACCAGCACCAGAATTTGTAATATAAACATTTCTCACTGAGCAATTATTATTTACACATGATGATATTGCAACTGCAGTTGCTTGTACACCTCCACTAGGAGGACTATCTATCAATATACTGGGAGATGTGCTATAATTATAACCATCGTTGATTAGATTTATAGTTGAAACATATCCAGAAGAACTATTCAATACAGAACTTGCAGTTGCTCCTACACCACTAGTATAAAGTTCCAGGGTTTTTATGATACCAAAATCTTCCAAAGTTTCGTCAATCGAATCGACGGTAGTGTCAATAATGCTGCGATCACTGTATTCAAAGAGTTCACATTTAAGTTCATAAACATATGTTTTTCCTAATTGATAAAATGGTTGTTCATGCTCTACAAATTTAATTTCAAAAAGTCTTCTACCTAGAGGAAAATAGATTAAATCACCTTCCCTTGGTCTATGATAAACATCTTGACCACTAGAAAGTAAAAATGGAGAAATAAAATCTTCAAAACGTTCTTTTGATATAATAAGAGTTACTTCATCCTTTAATTGCATACCAAATTTTGATAAAATATCTCCAGATCCACTATAACCATCATAGTTCCCTAGGTATGCTTCAATTGTAAATTGATCTGTAAATTGAGATGAACTAACTTCTTCAAGTATAGTTTCTTTTCTCACAAACGTTTGTGGAATATATGATACATCAATACCATACATCGATAGTTGTTCATTTACTAATTGCTGTATCAACCTTTGTTCAGATTCTGAACCATGAAGAAAAAATGGATTTACTGCCATGATTATCCTATGAAGTCATAAGGTGGTAATTCGTATTCTGATGCCATTCTTTGTTGAAGTGCTGCTAGTTCTCTTTCAGCATCATCATATATTTCTCTACCATTCAATTCAATTCCACCAGGAAGTTTAACACCTCTAAATTTGAGTAAATTTTGGCCCCACTGTCTTTTTATGAGGGAGGTCAAATATTTTTTCAGAAAACTATCATTATATACTTGACTAAATGAAGTAGGATCTAGAGCTCTATAACAATCTAACACTATAAATTCGCCTGCAGATTGCGATCCCCAATCAATATCTAAATACAGTCTATCTTGCCTTTTGTTAAATCTTATTTGTTTATCTGTAGTTAACAAATGGTCAATGTCTTCAAGATAACTTTTGGTCATAGCATATTGCAACAACTCGACAGAGTTAAAATAGTATAAATCATTTAAGAATAATTGATATTTTATACTAAACATTCCACCTGATATGGAACTAGTATCAAACTTAAATATTTTTTCTATCCCTATGACAGAATCTGGAACCTGAATAAAGTTGGAAGTTTCATAAAAACTAGACGTAAAAGATCCTGCTCCAGTATCTGCTGAAGTTCCTGTCGTAGTTACAATACCAACTCCAGAAGTTCCTTTTGCTTTACCTCTATCAACATCATCTTGAGTAATTTTATACTTCAAGTACATTCTTTCAACACCATCATAATGACGTTCATTGAAATATTGAATGGCATCATCAACCAGATCATCTAATTGATCATCATCTACATTAATTTCTAAGACGGGATATCCAAGTTTTCGTAAACAATAATCTATTAGTCCTTGTCTTGTCGATGGTTTTGCCATTTTTATTACCTAGTTACAGTTTTTGTTAATATTGCAGAACCTTCAATAACTCTTGTTTTTGCATTGTCAGTATTATTTGTAATGACAATATCATACACATATCTTCCCTCTTTTAGAGAAGATGTATCGGATGGAGACAATGATATAACAATTTCTCCAGCAGTTGGATTAGGTGCGGTAACTGTAAAACTCGTAGAAGTATTACTAGAAGAATGTTTTCTTAGTTGCGCCGCATAAGTATAGTTTGTTAAATCTAAAGCACTACCATCATTTTCAGTTAAATTAAAAGACTGTTTAAAGGTGGTATCACTATTAATCGATAGATTCAGTGAATATGCTGCAGCCATTCATTTAAATTATAGTTGTTTAAGTATTTATCAAATCAACTTATAGTTGAGAAATAACCTCTTGTTGCTTAAAATATAACTTGACATATGACTTTGCAATATTTTTAACTGTTTCTATACAATCAACAGAATCTATTTCTGAAGCAATTTTAAAATATTCAAAATTTTTAGATAAATTTTCTAACTCAATTTTTTCTGGATTCATTGATTAACTCCTTTAGTAGAGATTTAATTTCAGAGACATCATTTTTTAAAGTTTCTATTTCTTTTTTCATATTTTTTCTTTTTTCCACGGATTGTATATACTGATGATAAGAATTATTGTCAGTATTAATAATTGCTCCGGTATGGTCATCCCGATATAAATTGGGATGACCATCAACTTTAAGATAACTCATTATGCTAAAGAAATAATTCGTAGATCTTTAAACTTTGGATATTTGTCCATTCTTGTTCCAGACATAACAATCTTTATCTTATATCCAATGTAAGGACCAATGTTTGGTGCAGTAAATTCATAATCGATAAATTGATTATCTAAACTACTAGGAACAAAAGAATCAGGTCTTCCACTATTGTTATTTGAATCTATGATATCATAATATCCATCTCCATTTAAATCTGTAGTCAAATTATCATAACCTGGGAATAATTCAAATACATTTTCACCTTGATTAGATCCTTCTTTAAGTAATTGATAAAGAACTCGAAAATCTGAAGACTCATGGCGATATGCGGCAATAATTACTTTTAGTGAATTTGATGGTTGAGATAATTTAATTAATTTTGAAACATACGTCGCTTCATGAGGGTCATATAATAACGTGGAAATGTCAGAATTTGTAATATAATTTGAAACTGGATTGTTGAGTCTAGATGAGAATAGTATAGTTTTGGAATCATCCAGGAAAATCATTGGAGACACATTATAATTATTTGTGGACAAAGATAATTCTGTTGTCACAGATTTATTTCTAGCAATGCTGGAAAGGTATTCTGATTCATTTATACTAGATGCAACTAATCTTAGTGAAGACATCTTCTTGACAGTATTTAAATTAATTTCTTCATATCCCAAATCTGTAAATGAAACTTCGGATCCATCACAACTTGTTCCAGAAATTGTTCTAACTCTACCTCGAATATTTGTTCCGACAGATGGAATAATGGCATCAC